CCTTCTTAAATATATTTATTTTATACTTTACAAACCCACATCCATCATGGTATACTATTTAAAGATAGAAAGGAGTGGATATTATCATTCGTGATGGGCCGGAGTAAAAGATACATATGTAAACTAGTAAATCCAAGCATCAATAGTCATTCATAAAAATTAAACAAATATAAAAATAATTAAATTAAAAGAAAGAAGGAAATTAAAACATGACAACAATGACAACCGAATTAATGATTAAAGAAGTGGATTTTAATGGAGCTAATATATTAGTAGCTCAAGATAATGATGGTAAAAGCTATGTAGGAGTAAATTGGGTTTGCAATGGAATTGGATTAACCAAAGGTCAAATGCAGAACGAAAGAATAAGAATTCAAGAAGACATCGTACTTTCTAAAGGGAAACGAAATTTAGTTCTCCCTACTAATGGAGGCAATCAAGAATTTTTATGTATTGAACTTGAATTTCTCCCATTGTGGTTGGCTAAAATATCTATTACTCCTAAAATGAAATCAGAAAATAAAATAGTTGATAATCTAGTAGAATATCAACTCAAAGCAAAAGATGTTCTTGCAAAAGCTTTTCTTTCAGATATTGAATCATTTATTCAAGATTATCTCGATATGGATGAAGACGAAAGAGGAATTGCATATTTTAAAGAAAAGAAACAAAGAAAAATATTAGAACTTCAAAATAAAGAGTTAATTCCAAAAGCAAGAAGTTTTGATCAGTTGATTGGAGCAAATGGAAGCCAAAATATGAATTCCGTTGCGAAATCATTTAATGTGGGTCGTGGAAGACTATTTGCATTTTTACGTGAAAAAGATATTCTTATGACTGGAAGTAAAAATGATAAAGAAAAGCATAATGTTCCTAGACAACAATATCTTGAACAAAAATTATTTGTAGTCAGAGAATATACAATTCCTGATGCAGATGGAGAAATTGTTAATAGAACACAGACACTTGTTACAAGTAAGGGTATTGAGTTTATTGATAAGTTATTGAAGGATATTAATTATGATTTAGAAAAGTTTTCTGATTTAGATGTATAGAATACATAAATAAAATGTTAAAACTATTAAGGGACTCTAGTTGGATAGAGTCCCTATCCTTAATACAATTGACATCTTATTAAAAATAGTAAAGAAAGAAGCGTGATATTAATGACAACTACCAAACAAGAGTATCAACAAAAGATTGTGAACAGTATAGTATTCAAAACTAAAATCACTGATAAAAAGACGATCCAATCCATGAACAACATAGTTCTAGAGGATGTAATGTTCTATTACATAGATAAAATGGATAATCCTACATCCCTTATGGAATGCCATAATCAATTCACATGGATACGAAAATTTGCGATGCCCTTAATTAAGAAGAAAAGTGAACACTCTTCCTATTTAAGAGAAATACAAGACAAATATAAAGAATTTATTAAAATCACAAGAGCAACCAATATATCTGATTTTTCACCAGAGCAATACGATCTATATGAATTATATTTGAAGACAATAAAGCAATATGAAATAATTGTAAAAATGTTCGAGGATATGATAATTAGATGCTCATTCAAAATAGAGGATATTTGTGAGTTTTACGATAAGTATAAATTACCATTTAACGACTTCTGTCAGTTGATTAATATAAATCCTATAATAGCTAAACAAAATATAAGGGATGAAGACGATGATGAAAAAGAACATAAACATTATAAATACTTGTTTGGTGGAATTGAGAGTGATAGGTCAGATAAAGAATGGAAACAAAATAAATCTAATGATATGCCATTATTTCATTTAGTACACAAGAATTTTATATTGATGCTTAATAGAAATAGAGATCTTAAAGAGAAGGTCAATAATAAAATCATGGATATGGGATTTGCAGAACACGCTATGGTTTTGAAAGAGGATGAAAATGGGAATAAGACATTAGAAAAATATTATCCTCCATTGAGAGTGGTAGAGTAAATATGTTTAAATAATTACACATTATAAGAGACTCTACTAGAACTAGAGTCTCTTTTCTTTAATTAATATTATCATAAATCGAAATTTGACATTCTCAAACCACAAAAATCATCATACCCATACAATCATACTAATCAATAATTCTAACTCAACACAAGCAATCCTCACGCTTGTAAATTGAATTCAAAGCAGATTTATTCATCAATAAATCCACTCCAACAATTCCACTACAAAAATCAATTGTCGCAAAACAACAAATAATGTAAGATAATAGAAAAACTAACAAAACAATCAAAAAACATGATAATGTGTAAAAGGCAATAATAATTAATAAAAGGAGGGAATAGTAAATGAAAATTATAGGTTTTAGGTCAGGGAAAGTATGGAAGAAAATTTTAGCGACAATTGGTTATATTATGATTATTGGTGTTGTGATTACTGCATTTAATGGAGGGGACAATGGTGATAATAAAAGTGTACAGACATTAGCGCCTATAGTAGAAGAAAAAGAAAAAGTGACTAATGAAACAAAAAAGGTAGAAGAAACTAAAATACAAAAGGATAAAACTGAAGCAGAAATTGTAAAAGAAGAAATTCCAATTACTGATTCTACTAATCCTCAGACAAATAATATTGCATCTAAACCAGTTGAAAATTCTTTACCTAAAGAAAGTATTGCACCATCTGTTCCAGTTGATTCTAAGCCAATTGTAACTCCTGTGGATGTACCTGAAGTTAAAAATGAAGTGCATGAAGTGTCTAATGTAATTGTTTATAGAGGAAATACAGGCACAAAATATCACAGAAGTGGATGCAGAACATTGAAAAATGTTCAAATAGAAATAACATTGAGTGAAGCAAAGAGTAGTGGGTTGAGTGCATGTAAAGTATGTAATCCTTGATAGTAATTAATACAAATGTGTAAATATAGAGATATTGAGAGGGGTTTTATAATCTCTCTTATTTTATTGTTTATATTATTACTTATTAATCAAAAGAAAAATATTAAAAATAAAACAAAAATCAATCCTAAACTTGAAGCGATAGCGAAAGTTTAGTAAGGGAAGTAGCGTAGCGCATGACCGCACGTTCTCTTCGTTACTTTGACTTGTCATGATTTTTATTATATTATTTATTATTTTTGCTAGGGCGATTTCCATCGAGGATCATTTCAGCAATTTTGGTGTCCCAAAATTACTTCATGAATTTGATATTATAAATATTATTTTGAATTGTTTTATTATAAAGTATGATTCACTGTATTAGTGAAAAAGGATATTCTCTGTATATAAGTATAGAGATATATCCTTTTGTATTATTAGATAAATTTAATATATCTATTGTTAGATTCAACATCAATATTATTATCTTTAATATATTGCAACATTAGAGGTTTGGTCATTGCCTTTTTAAATGTAATATTTACTATATCTAACAATTCTTTTACTTTTGCTTTGCTTAATCCTTGTTCTAATAATATATCATTTTCAATTAATTCATCTCTATAGTACTCATCAAGTCTAACCTTCTCAAAAAATTCAATTAGCATCTCGACTACATCTTTCTTGTTGTCTATGGTTTTACCACTCTTCTTTGACTTATATTCAATTCCCCAATTATATGTAATCTGAATATCAGGCATAGCTTTTGCGATAAGAGCATCTACTTCCTTATCTCTATTGATCAAATAGGCGTATGTCTCAGGTGCTTCACCATTAACATATCCTCTACATTTAATTCTATTAAGAGTTTGAACAATGAGTGAAGAAATAGTGGATACTTTTACTTGCTCGAACTCTTTTTGCTTATATTTTCTATTGCCTTTCACTGGAACAAGCGTAGTATCTAGTGAATTAAATTTTTCTGCTGTTAATTCCTCTTCTTTTACTGAACTAGTAAAATACATTAAAGGATAAATAGCATCTGGCAATAATTGAATACCTAATACAAAGATTTTGTCAAAATCACTCCATTTATTACTCCCTATTGTACGTCCATAATGAGTTACATCAATTTGCTCTAATTTCTCATATCCCTTTAATGCGTCCATAATCATCTTATCTCTTTCTTCACTATTGGTTACAATTAATACCTTTTCATCTCCAACTATTTTACTCTTGATATCTTCAATTATTGCATCAAGCAAACCATCTTCTAATCCTTTTTTCATTGAAGCTGAAGATCCAGTAACCCCATTGAAAATATTTAAGTGCATGTTTTTATATGATTTTATTTGTGGTAAATCTCTTACTTCTGAATTATTATCAATTTCATACAAATAGTTAATTCCTGATGTAGCATCTAAAGTTACCTTATGAAAATAAGGATTATTCATATCTATGTACTTATAAGTGATGATGGATTTATACTTGATATCCTCATGAATATTTACATATCCACCTGTTGCCAACATTGTTCTAATTGCCATATATGAATCTTTTGCTTGTTTATCTTTGCAAGAGAAAAATAACTCATCTAATCCCTCTGGTACTTCAATATTATCAAACTCACAAAAGAATACACTGTTTTTCTTCGTGTCATACGGTTTTAAAAATTCTTTCTTAATCTTAGTTACAAATCCATTAAATCTATCATAAATATCTTCATTACCCATATTCATGATAGCATTCTCCATATCTGAAATTGATTTCATTGTGACTGTCATAAATTGAACATTATTAATTGCTTCATCCACAATCAATCTCTCCCTGTAATATGTATTATATTTACCATGTTTTGTATTAATTCTTTTATCAGACCACTCACATAATTTATTTATATCATCTCGATCAATAAGTTGTAAGTAACCACTATGAGTTAATACAATTACTGGATATTCTTTCAACTCATCATTAGAAATATCACTTCTTTTTCTATTATTCTCTTTATCAAATCCTGAGTGATATGCATATGCTAAATCTAATTTTGCTTTCTTATTAATTTCTCTAACTGTTTCATTACAATCTTCTTTTGTAAGTTTTAATATTATTGTTCCTGCATATGGTTGTAATATTTTATTTCTTAACATATAGGAAATCCCTGCATTCATAGCTGTTGATTTACCGCATCCCGTAGGAAAATTTATTATTGCTTTCTTGGATGTTATTGGATAAAACATTATGTAATAGAGCAATTGATTTAATCCTTTATAATATTCTCCATCCTCTGGTACAATTACATTATATTCTGCTAAGTCCTTAATTGTCAAATTTACTGCTTCAATTACATGATTTTTCTTTGTTTCAAGTTCCATTTTCTCTAAAAATTCTTTGTAGTTAATCATTTTTTTTTAATACATCTCTCTTTCTTGTTTTACTCTCACCAAAAATGTAATACTAGCAGGATAGGGAGAGTTCCTTTTTATAAAAATTAGCTAAATCTTTACTCCTGCTAGTATTGTGTTAATTTACAACACAAAAAAGAACATTAATTATTAATGCCCTTCAATCTGGTGTAAATTATTAAAATCCCCATTTAGGTAATTTGAAAAGTGTTGCTATATAAGGGTTTTAGGATATCAATTACCAATTAAAATTGGGGTTTTATTTGGGTTAGGGAGTGGAGGTTGGAGGGAGGGATTAAGTTGTTATTTTAATCCCAAATAGATTTTGAAGTCTTTCATCTTTTTTATCCTTGAGATAGCTAGATGTGACCGAAGAATTCTCATGATGAGCTATAATTTGTAAATCTTCAAGCAATAGACCATCTTCTTTCCCTAATTTTTTACACATATAATGCTCCCCAACAGAATAGTTCTCTAATGAGCTATGTCTTAGACTATGGACGTTAAATTCAATTTTCTTTCCTTCTAATTTACTTAATAAATTACTCATTTCTACAAACCAATCATAAATTGTACCCAAAGTTACTGGAGTTTTATTATCCCCTTTTCCAGTTATCCACATTTCTTTTAAATCATCATTACCTCTTTGTTTTAAGTATAATTCAGCACACTCTTTAGTTGCGTCAAAATAAAGCAATGGAAATTTCTTAGCACGCTTTCCTATTACAATATTTGTATGATTTCTTTCTTTGTCTTCAAAACATTCTTTTTCTACCTGAAATAATTCATTCTTTCTAGCACAAGAGTCATAAGAAAGCATTAAAATTGTTGCTAACATATAATCCTCTAATCTTATTAACTCATCTTTGAGTTTCATTACTTGTTCATTACTTAAGAATATAATGTCTTTAACAGGATCTTTTCTTAACCCCTTGACCTTCCTCGCTGTATTGATATCGTACTCAATCTCGTCGTCATCCTCGCAGAAATTTAAAAGACTTCTAAGAGCACTCATTAAACGATTATGTCTTGCATTAGATACTTTTAAATCACCAGTTATCCATAAACTATATCTACGAAAATCTCTTTTTGTTAATTCAAGGAGATATTTATTATCTAGTTTTCTATAAACATACAACATTACAATTTTCCAATCTGCGAAATATTGACTAATTGTACCTTCTGATTTTTGATTCTGTTTTAATTCTGCTTTATAATCTTCCATTAATTCTTTGTTTAGAGGATTGACTAAATTCCAATCCTCTTCGCTATATATTTTGTTATAAACTCTTCCTCTTGTCATGTATTCACCGTCCTTAATTTATTTTCTATTTCTTTAATTCTTTTCATTAGCATTTCATATAATTGTTCTCTATTCTTCTTTTTAAAATCTTCTTTGTAAAAATCAATTAGTTTTAAATTATTATCTTCACACAATTTTATTTTTCTAATAGTTTTATTTCTATACCATTCATATTCCATAATACCGAAAATCTCAATGTAATATGTATTACCGTCAATATAAAGGACGTGATCAAACTGAAGTCTTTCTGGGAAACCAATTATATGATTTTTATAATAATCTTCTTTAATAAATTCAATATCCTTTTCTTCTAACATAGTAGTAAAATCATATTCATAAGAAGAAAATGCTAAATTTCCTTTAGGGGTTATCATAACTTTTCTATTGTACCAAGTGCTATCAAATCCTGCTAAAATTAATGCTTTCCCATATGATCCAAAATTATGATGATAGTAACCTTGAGATGGTGTCCATTCACATTCATTTGTATCTTTTTGAGTAGGTAGTCTTCCTAGATTAATGCCAAGTTCCTTTAACTCCATCAAAGCATCTTCTTTAGAGATCATTAATCCTAAATTAGCAGTAGGTTCATATCCTAAACTTTTTTGAAATTCAATAAGACTTCCAAAATGTTCAGAATATGTTTTCATTCCTTGACATAAACCTTGTTTACTTGCAATATCGACATCTCTACTATCAGGAACATAACCTAATTTTTCTTTCAATTTTATATAGTTATCAATCATGTCTAATTCGAATGCTTTTTTATTATGTTCAAAGTAATCAATGCCTAATTGGTTATAAAAGTTTTCTGTAGTATCAAATCTATTATTTAAAACACTATAACTAGGAGAATTACATAAAACATACAAATCTTTTAAACTTGGCAACCTATCTTTCTCTGTAAAATTATTATGTATATATTTTGAAACAATCTCTATTATTGTCTCATTATTTACACTCTTGCGATCATACAACCACTCTCTGCTTTCTGGAATACAAATACCTGCTTCTACAAGTGCATTTTGGAAACTACCAAATCTTTCTCTATATAATGAATCACTAGGCATATCTCTATTAAATTTCAACATTCTTGTGGTGGGTATTCCAAATTCATTATAAAAATCTTTAAGATATGCCAATAAATCTTCTTTGGTTATATTTTTAAATTCAGAGAAAAATTTTCGTCTAATGTCATCTTCTATTACAATATTCAATATTTCTAAGATATTTTTATAAGTACCAAATCTATTTCTGTAAACTCTGAAACTTTTAAGCCCGTATTCTTTAAATTTATTGGTCTGTATAATACCGTTCGTTTTTATTACAATTTCTAATTGATCTAAAAGCTGTTCTTTAGTTAATTCACAAAAATTGTCATTTAGCCTTCCTTCTTTGTGTTTTGGAATTGGAATATTAGCCTTAATAATAGAATCCTTAAAACTACCAAATCTATTACAATATACTTCTGCATGAGGCATAGAATTATCCATGCTAATCATTTTCTTTGTCGGAAATCCATGAATTAAGTAAAAATTATATAATAGTGTTAGCATCTCTTCGTCTGTATAATATTTATAATGCATTACTAACCCACAAATATTATTTAAGTTTGTTAATCCACCAAATCTTCTACTTAATACTGGAGAAGAGGGTAATGTTTTATCAGTTTTTCTTTCTTCATTGATATCTTTTTGTAAGGGAGTTCTACCTAATTTTAAAGCGAATTCTTTGTACTTTTGTATTAATTCCTCATCTGTATAATTATTTCCCATTATCACAAACACCGTCCTTCATATTATTCGTCCTAACTTTTAAAAAGTAATAAACAGACAATCACTAGGACTTGTGACTTTCAGGAGCTACCCTAGTCTGTTTATTTGTGTTTTTACACACAAATAAGGAGCACTATTTAAAATGCTCCAATTTCTATGTAAATTAAATTATTTCTTCTTATTTTTCTTTCGTTCTTTTCTCAATTTTTCAAGTTCTGAGTATTCTAACCATCCTCCGTCTTGGAGACTCCTACCAATCCAACGATAATCAATTTCAGGATATTTATAATGAAACATCTTTTTCTTTAATTTTGCCGTAGCATCAGCTTGCCCCTTAACATCCCAAACAATCACAGAATCATCTGCATATGTAATGACATAATCAGCAACATATTTTATAGCAAGAATGTTTTCATCTTTATATTTGCATTTAGGCTGAAGCTCATATTTTACTTGTCTTTGGCAGTCTATAATTGTTCCATCTTCTAACCCTACTTCTACCACTTCTTTGAAAAATTTAAGCTCAAGCTCGCTGTCGTATTGAATTCCTTTATATGTACGTTTTAGTTTTCCAGCATCACTTAAATCAACATGAAATTTTGAATACTTTTTCTTTGCTATCTTAATTCACTCCATATCCATCAAACAAAGACATCACACTAAAGCAATGCCTTTGTTATTTATTTTATTTTACAATTTATTTATATTATTTTACTTACTATAAAAGTTCCTTCTTCAATTTTTCAATTATAAACACTTGGCCTTTTGGACTTACTTTTGTAATTCTGCTTAATTTTACACCATAAGGAGTATCAACACTTTTCTCTTCTACTACAAAATATAATGAATTCATTCCTCTTTGTGATGGTTCAGTAGAAGATGTTAGAATCAATCCCCATTCTCTTAGTTTCTTATATAATTTTTTCTCACCAATATCAATTCCTTCATCTTGTGCTATTTTAGAAACTTGACGTACAAGTATGTTATCTTTAGATTTTAAACATGTCTCAGCGAATCCTACTAATGGTTTTTGTTCTTCTATTTTAACTTCAAGCAAATATGTATAAGACTTAAGATTCTCTATTGTTTTATTTGCCATATTTAAAGCTCTAGCCATTACTGCTTCTGGGGAATTCCATTTCTTTTCTAATTCTATAAAATATTGTCTAGCAAGTTTTCCTTTATCTGATCTTTGTAGCATAGAAATTTCTTTTGCCATTTCAACTGTCATTTGATGATCTAATATTGTTCTCGAAACACTTCTATTACCTTCCATTTGAACCTGCTCATTTTTGAGCGAGTTGAAATCTTCATTTTCAGTAAAACCGTATTCACACATTCTTGGAAACCAATCTTTATATTGAGTTTTAACCTCTAAAAACTCATGTAATTCTCTTCCTAAAACTGTTTGATTATCTCCATTGTAATTGATAGTTATTAAATTATTATCCATTATAAATTCCTACTTTCTTCAATTTATTTTTTTAATATACAATTTACCTTGCAATCTTCCTAGCACACCATTTTCCGAATATTTCCGTTGTCTGATCCCATCCAAACATGGCCCATACTCGTTTTGTAGTTGAATTAATTCCAATTTGTTTTGGGCAAATTCCATGAGATAAGTAATAGTTGATTTGCAGTATATTATACAAATATGTTACTTTTTCTTTTTTTTGATTTGTTTCTTCTTTTACTTTATTTATAATTTCATTCATCTGTAGTACCTCCTTTCATTTTAGACTTGTGTATTTTTCAACACATAAAATCTCATACTAATTAAAGTATGAGATTCAATCTACTGAAAATATTTATTTACCACACAAAATTCCCTTGCCGACCTTATGAAGAATTACCATCTTCTCAATATAACTTTTATACTTCTCACAAATCCCAACATCCTTACAATTTTTCTCACAATGTTCACTACTATATAATTTATTCTTCTTCACATTATTATTGCTATTATTACTATTATTACCACTTGCCTTATTATCTGGATTGTTTTTATTAGTTTTTCCTTTTGCCACTAACACCCACCTACTTTATAATTTATTTTGTTGTTTATTCTTTGTATGTTATAATTGCTCTGAATGGTTTGTTTAGTATGCTGGTTGAATTAGCAGCAGTATGAATAGCCAAAACTGTATCTGTTACCTGTGCATAATAATAATCTCCAGATTCATAAGGATGCCCATTGTGAGGTAGAATTAGTGTCCCACCTGAGTTTTCAACAACTACCTGAACACCAAGTATTTTTGATTTAGTTAGTCCATGTGTATAAGATCCCATTGTAGAAACAGTGCTTGGAGTATTCCCACTAATTTCCTTAAACTTTATAGCAGGTGCATCATTCCCAAGTTTTGTATATCCATTTACTACAAAGTTAGCACCATTCTCTACGGCAAGAGTTACATCAGTTTCACCATCACCCATAAATCCTAAACGAGTTCCATCACCTTTTTTCCACTCAAAGAAACCAGTTCTATTGGGAGAACTGTCAGGATTCATAGTTACATAACCATTAGTTCCATCTGCTGTGCTAATTGTTCCATCAACAGTTAATACTTTTGAGATATTATTCCAAGTTAAATTACTATCCGCACCAGAAGAACCATTATCATTAAATTGGATCTGACCGTTAGATCCAGCTATTCCACCTACAGGAGTCTTCCATACTCCGTCTTCACATAAAAATTTTGTGATTCCTTCAACATCTCCCGTATCAGGCACTATACCAGCACTATGATTTACTCCAGAAGCACCCATTACTGGAAGTCTTGCGGTATTAACTGTACCAGAAGTAAGATTATCAGCGTTAGTTTGATTCACGTTTTGAACATTTCCTAGACCGACATCACCCTTAACTAATGTTACTGCACCAGTTTTTCCTGCTACAGATGAAACAGATTGAGTTGTTGTAATTTTACTCCAAGTTGAACCATCAGATATAATCCAATCTCCAACTGCCCAAGATGAGATTCCATTTATTTCTGTTGCTCCTAATACTGATACAACATAATAATATCCCTTATTATTTATTGATGATATAGGAATTTCGGGAGTGTTAGTATTTGCGTTCCATATTCCACGATAATTAACTGCTCCAATAATAGATTCTGGTAATTGTGTATTAACTAATTTCCCATTAATGTCTAACAATGCAATACCATTAGCAATTCCCATTTCGGAACGCTTTATTTGAGCATCATTAGTCACATTATCTAATCCTATATCTGAAGGAGTTAAAGCAACTGCACCAGTTTTGCCATTTACGGCTGTTATTGCACCATTATATCCACTAGATATATATTTTTTACCGATTGTTACAGGCATTTAATTAATCCTCCTTTCTTAGAAAAACATTCCTGACCATCGCAATGTTGTTCCTATCGCATTCATAACTTGTATAGATGAAATTTTTTCATAAGAATAGTTCCTTGATTCACCTGCTGGAACATAAATACAATAATCAGAAGGTAATATCCGAACATATAATGGAGTTATATTTGCTTCTATTAGTAAATCATTAAGATATCTCTGTGTTCCATCTGCCTCCTTGAATTCTATTGTTTCATTTTCTTGCAATAAAGAATACCAAGGTGTTAAATTATCAAATTTAATTGATGATATGAATCCTGAGTGCATTAATGAGCCTATTGACAATGTTATCATTCCTTTCTTTTTGAGGTTATTGTGGGATTTTTTATGATTGTTTTTGTTGGTTTGTTGTTGATTTGAATAAAATTAGTAAAAAATAAGGAGAAGAAGACAATTTGATTTTGTCTGTCTTCTCCTTATTTTGTGGGTTATTGATATTGGATTTTGTTGATTGGATTTTTGGTGATAATTATAGGATTTGCAATTTCCTATAATTATTTTACTAAATACAATCTCCTTAATTCTTCTTTCTCTTCTTCGCTATATTTGTATTTTTTGTTCATCTTCACTGTTTATCAAATAATCATAATCACTAGCACAAATATATACTTCTCTAATGTTTAGATAATTGTCTTCGAAATCATCTTCAATATTGAATATTTCTTTGTTCTCTGATAATAAATATTCATCTTTCATTTCAAAATACTTTTTTACACTACAAGGTTTTCTACCTGACCAATATTTAATACCAAGCATATAATCATTGCCGAAAATGTTTAATACTTCATCCATATCATCAGAGGTTAGATTGCCAACATGTCTTATGATGTTTTTCAAGAGATTGGAATGTCTTTTAGTGTGTAGGAGGATTTTGATTGTTGATAGGGTTTTAGGTTTGTTCATTAGTTGGTGATGCTCCTTTTTGTTTTTTGGATTTTGTTTATGTATTATTTTGCTGATAGGAGAGATGTAAATTCTCCATTATTATAACGTTGTTGGAATTCTTCGAACTGCTGTGGAGTATTATTTCCTTTTCCATATAATTCTTTACTATGAAATAAATCATGAACATCTTTTCTTAAACATACTCCTAGCCCATGCTTACGGTGTAACTCTAAACATTTGTCTTCTATTTTTCGCAATTCTTCTTCTGCATATTGTTTGATACTAAAATTTAATTTTAAATCCAACTCCTTAAGAGATTCACGTAAAATATAATTAAACCCAAATAAATGGTGTATAACATCCATCCTCTCCCCAGTTATTACACATTTATAATTACATGCTTTCATTGTGACTCTTTTCCATTCTGAAATTTTATCTCTGAGATAATTACTTAAATCGGATATACCACCAAGCCAATTATAATGATTTTCTTTAGAATTATTTTCAATCATACAATATTTGCAACCATTAATCTTAGTCAAATTAGCATAAGTTGTATATTGAACTTCTTGTGAATGTTTGGTGCATATATAAGGCAATTGTTGACTATTATTTTCATAAAAGTCAGGATCAAATAAAGGAATAAAACTTTTTTCTTTGAATAATTGATATACATCACAAACTCTTTTTCTCTTATTGTCATTTGATTCCTTCATGAGCTCTTTATTTTGACTCGCATATTCTACACCGTATCTATCAACCATAGTAATTTTTCTCTTTTTTATTGCGTCTTTTGTTGTACATGCCCATTCAACATTATATTGTTTTAAATTACTTTCTTTTAATTTATCTTTATTACAATCGATACAAGCTACTTTTTGTATGTTGCCGTTTATAACTTTTTCATTATATTCACTATATTTCATTTTATATTCTTTAGTACAGTAATCACATTTTACATCTACTTCAACATGACTGCTTGGAGTTAAATGTTCAACTTTTACTGTAATTTTACTACCTTTTGGTAAACACAGTCTACCTTTTTTATCTTTCCTTCTAGGTATATGATAACCCAAGTTTTCATAATATGCTATTGTTCTATTATTTAGAACAATTTCAACTTCTTTTGATATTAACATTAATAAACACCTCACTCTGTTCTCTCACAATTTAGACAATAAAAGAAGAGAGGTTGTGAGTAACCCCTCTTGTCGAATCTTAATTAAGCATCGATTCAAAATTAAGACCTATCTTTTAAAAATTATTATATATTGTTTAGTTTACTGGGATCTTAATTACACGACCAATATTATTACTATTGGTAGGTTTAAGGGCTTTCAATGAAAAGTTTGTAACACTAGAATCTTTCTCCTTTTTTGTCGAAATTTGTAATGCTCCATCTGGGACTGCCTTATCAAAAATATATTGAATTTTAGATATTTGAGTTTCACCTTCTTCACTTATTTCAAGTGTTTCAAGTACGCATATTACATCATCAGGGAATGAAACATTGTCAATTAATACAGTTTCTGTTGTCGCAGGAGTATTATATTTATACCCTCTAACCTCATAGCGAGAACCTACTAGACCGCCAACTATAGTTACATCATCACTAGAAATTGTGTATCCAGAAGTCACAGCCACTTCCACTCCACTTGTATTAAATATTTTTAATCCACTAGCAGATGCCAAAGGTTCATCGTCTAAAACAAAACCTATTGCCGTACCTGCTCCAACTCCATCTAAATCGACACACTCATACCATTTACTAGTAGCCCATGCAACTGTACTGGCGGTAGTTGCAGCTCTTCCCAATTGTAATTTTAAAAAATCCCATTTAAATGTAACTTCAGCTAATTTAATATCTACCTGACGATTTGACCTTAATACTGCGATCAAAGAATCTCCTCTACCTGCCCTTATTTCCTTTGAATCACATTTTATGTCAATATCCGCACTAGATAATGTGGTTGTGGCAAATATATTGCCGGAACTATCAATCATACTTACGTCAAATACATCCGCAATAAGACTCATTAATTATTACCTCCTATTATTTTATTTTTGTTATTAAATAACCGAGTTTAATTTATTTAACTTGCTAGAATCAACAAATAAGTCATCATATGGACTTTTAAACATATTTATTTCTTCTGCAAAATCCTCAATAGTAACCTTTTCTGCAACTGTTGCAAATAAAGTATCTGTATCATATTTTTTCATCTTGCGAATCCTATAAAAATCAGCATATATTTGATAAAGAGTATATTCAATTAACTCACAATAATCTTTTCCCTTATATACCGAAACAGTTGTAATAATGTCTTCCATAGTAATTTTAGATGAATTTTTAGACCTAGATTCCAACACCTTATTAGCCCATTCTTGTACTAACTTATTCTTATAAACTTTTTGCTCAAATATTAAATTTTGCTTCATTATTATGTCTCTGATTTGTTCGTAATTTTGAGTTGTAATTATATTTGTATTATCAATTACAAATCCTTCTACTTTAGTTTTTTCATCAGAAATAAACTTAACATCTTTTCTTGTTATAATTGAAAAAGTATCTTCTAATTTCTTAATCAACTCTTCTTGTGTTAATTGTAATTGTGGTATACACATAAAAACTAACATTAGTAATGGATATTCAGTTTCCTCAAAATGATTTTTTGATATGTGTAAAAGATGTGATACTTCGCTAAATTTATCATAATCTTTTAATCTGACTGGATAAATACATATTGGATTATCTTTATCAATTCCTTCCACATAATCAGGTTGAGCAAATATGTATTTAAGTTCTGCCATTTATCTCAGTCCTTTAGTGGTCGAAGAATTAACTTCAATAAACAAAGTCAGTCCAGAATATGTAGCATTAACTTTATATGCTTTAAAATTTGTAATATTTACTTCACCCATGCCAGCAACTTTTTGACCATCAACTAATTGTGCAAATTCATCTGCTATACGATATGGACGAATCTGACCCATACCATTTAACTTCCAATAGAGATTTGGTACAATTATGTCTAAAGTAAAAACTATGTCAGAAAGTGGCATTGATTTAAGAGAACCATTAAATGGATTTAAGAATACTTTAACCTGAGAATTTGTTAATACTGTTTCATCAAATAAAGTAAGAATAATATTCCCATTACCCATTAAGTCTTCTGTTACATCTGACTCTGATAAAGGATCATCTACTAAATGATAAATATATTTTGAGATATTTTTACTTTCAAGTAATAAAGATAATAGTTTTACAAGATTATTCTCTATATGCTTAAATTTGAAAGATTTTTCTATTTCAATACACCACCTCTAGACTAAAAAATTGATTTAATCTGAATCCTAAACCCATCACTAAATACTGTCTCACCAACATTTTTAACAAACAACCTAACATATCCCAAATTTAATCCCTTCACAACACAACTATTTGCAATTCCATCTTGACTAACAATACTTGCTAATAAAGTCTCACTAACACCATCATCACCAGTCAAATAGAAAACAGAACTATCTTCAATTGCAATTCCATTATCCTTAAAAACACAAGTATAAGTAGAAGAGTAAGTTTTAATTATTGATATGTTTCCACTAATTTCTGCTGTATAATTATGCTGTTCTTCCTCAACTACTTCAATTCCAATACTATCCTGAATTAAATTATCATTATTCAATTTGCAACTAATATTTACATTCCCTACAGATAAGAAACTTACTAATCCTGTACTTGATACAGTAGCAATTAAATTATTACTTGAAGCAAAAGTAAGCAAAGGAGATGTAATGATAGTTTCTCTATCTTTCACTTGAATATTTAATTGTACTTGAGTATTAATGTCTACTTGAATAGAATCACCATTTAAAATTTCAACACTATAAACAGGAAATACTTGCTCAACCTCACTATATACCATTTTTAAAATCAGCAATCCATTTACAGTAATATCATTAATGTCCGTAATGGTATAATTCCTCATTCCAATTTTGAAAATGTAATTCATCTCAATTTGTCTTGTAATGTCAGTATTGCTTATTTGTATTGCAATTTCTGAATCTAAAGTTGAGATTATTTTTTGTTCATCTAGGGAGATTGAGCCTTTTGAGATTATACAGGGGATAGAATGGAGGGTTGATGTGGAAGAGTAAAATTGGAGTGTGTTGTTGCATTTAATCATACTAGCTGTTTTATATGCTTGTAAATTATCAATATTACTTACAATAATCCATTTACTACCTTCCCATTCTACTATTGATCCAGTATTTACTATTGTATCTACAGGTATATGAATTTTCTTATCATATTTCCCCTCATTTAAAGGATTTAAATGTGATTGAATTATTACTTGTGTTGTGGTGTTGTCGATAATTACACTTTTTCCTTCAGCACTATAATATCTTCGAATATCAAAATTTTCTTTTACGTCTGATACAATTTCTTCTTTAGAAGAATAATTTGAGTCACTACTTATCCAATTTTTTCTAATATTCATATTTCACAACCTGTCACAATTAAATGAAGTAGAGAATCATATTATTAATAGACTCTCTACTCAAATTACAATAAAATTAGAATTCTGCTTTTGCTAATCCTTCAATTCTCAAAGCAGACGCATCTGCAGTAGCTTTATAGTATAATTTACCAAAAGGTACTGCAATATTTTTTCTTACTTCTCCTGCTTTTAAAATCATTACATTAGTTGTTGCGGTTACGTCAAATGCCAGAGTAACAACTGAAGTGCTATCATTTACAATAAGATTAATGAAAGACATATCCAAAGTAACATTTTGTTCTGCAATGTTCGCCGTAAGAGACCGTCCTATAAAATTCGTTGCCATTATAAATTCCTCCTCTTAATTTTTATTTACTTATTAGTCTACAACAAAAACCAAAGCTTCTTTTGTTCCATTATAAGTTCCAGCCGACATATCAATAGTTGTTCCTTCAAGTGTTGCTGGATTGGCTACTGTTGGATTAGTTGCCGTAATCGTAACTCCTAAAACTCCCATGATAATTTCTGTTGTCGAATCCAATACTAATGGCAATCCTAATTCATTACCAGTGCCAACTTTAATCGTATCATTCGTACCCTCTACTGCATCAATAACCCATCCTGCTCCAACAACAGTAGTTACTGTCTTAAATGCTTTTGTTCCAGCAATTGCGCTTCCTGCCACTGGTGTAATTACTTCAGAAATTACTTCATCCTCATAATTAGTTCCAGTTATAGTTATTGTTCCCAATGTATCAGCAGTTGCTCCGGCAGTTGCAGTTACAGTTATATTTCTTGGAACTTCTGGTTGTGCTGCTACAGTATAAGAACCAACTTTCATATTAGTTGAAGTAACAATCAAGTCATCATCTGCTAAAGCAGGTGCTCCCAAGTTATATAATCTAGTAGCAGAACTTGCTTTAACACCTGCCTTATTAAGTTCTGCAGCAGTAGCAGTTACGGAAGTTCCTGCACCAACACCCAACTTTAAGTCTGCCACTGCTAAAACATCAACATTTTTGTTTGCTCCTGCAACTACAGCTTTATTAGCTAATACTGTTCCTGCGGTTACTCCATCTAGAGTAATTTCTTCACTCTCAGATATTCTAATGAAATCAGAATCACTATATCCCATTTATTTCTTTCCTCCTTTTTCTTTGATTTACTATTGATTTATTTATTATTTAATTACAGGATATCCTTTGGTAAATAAGGGATTCTTTTAATGAAATTGCTTATGTTTAAAATTTCCCCTCTTAGTTCAGGATAATCATGCAAAGAAATATCAAATTGTTTTTCAATCATATGCATTAGATGATTTATTCTTAGATACTCTTTTTTACACAAATCATCAAAACTCATTTCACAATTTGGAGTTTTAATAAGAATTTTTTTGTTGTTAATGTTATTATTCATTTTTCACCAACTATCCCTTATAAGAATAAAATTCTTGACGAAAAGAAAATATTTCATCTTCTAAATTTTTCATAGATTGCTCTAAAATCTTATATTCCCCTACTTTTTCAGGTAGACGATTAAAATCTTTAGTTCCTAAATGCTGTTTAATATTATCTAATTCTGATTTTCTTTGTCTTTTTTGCTCTAAAAGCATATTTAATGCAATCAATTCAAGAGCATCTTGTTCAATTATATTGATAAATTCACCATCAAATGTTCTATTTGCGATTATAAAAACATTTGTATCACCAATATCAATAATTTTAATATTAATTACATCTACATTTAATTTAGTAATCTTAATCCTTGGATTAGTAATATAAGATACATCAACAGTCCAATCGTTTATAATAGCAGTTTTTATTTTATTAATAATATCAACTTTTGTATCTGTGGTTAATAAAGCAATAGTGTATATATCAGAGTTAATTTCTATTTGAATATTTCCATCTGATTCTGAAACATTATAGACAGTTATTACCATATTATCTTCATATGCAGTAAATGATAAATCATATGATACTGTTTTTTTACATTTACTTATACCTGTTTTTAAAAATTGGAATACTTGATCTTCTTTATATAAATAGTTTTTGCCAGATTTAATAAAGAATGCATCATATGCTTCCAAAAGGGGTGTTCCCATATTTACTTCCCCCTCTTTTTAATCTTCTTTGAATGATAAGCCAGTGTGCTCAATTAAAAATTGAATTTGCTCATAGTTATTAATCTTATTCTTTTTAGCGTAACTGACTATTTTAGATTTTTCTTGATTTGTAATGATATTCTCAATTACATGCTTTTTGAAAACACTAAATGTTTTATAATCAAATAGTTCTTTACATTTTTCATCGTTTAGAATTAGTTGAACTCGTTTTTCTTCTTTATTGTCGAAGCCAAGATGTTCACGCATTTCTGCATTTTCAATATAAACTCGTGCGTGCGAGCCTAAATTGTCATTTCCGGAAAAGAATAGATTATTATTTTGTACTTGTGTTTCAATTTCCATATTTGGAATATATACGGTTTGATTTGCTTTGATAAATTCATCACCTTCCATGGAAAACCTTTCCCATGAAACGTTCCAATCACATAAGTTTTTAACCTTTGAACGACTGTTCATATCAATTGCCATTTTAGTTTATTCCCTCCATTTATTACCCTTTATTTTAGTTGTGTTTTAGATTGCTTCTTGGATTATTTAGTATTATATTGCTTCTTGTTCTTGAATATCTGTTGGTTTGATTTTTCTTAATTCACCAAAATCATAGTCAAATTCGCCTTGAGAATTAATTATTTTTGAATTGTCTATGTCGAATTTTATGTAATGGTGATTTTGATTTAGGTATGTACGTGCGTAGGATAGGATTTCTAGAAGTTTTTGGTCTGATGGGATTAGGTCGTGACGAGAAATGATTCTGGACTCCCTCCAACCAGATTTATTAAGAGCATACCATCTTCTTAATTCTCTTCGATCAAATTGCTCCTGTGTCATATTTTTTAATGTTACCGCCATCCAATGACCACTAAAATCACACTCTAAATATATTTTTTCATCTGGGAAAGCTATATCTAGAGAAGCTGTTCTTACCGGATAATTTAAATCTCCTCCAAGAATACTATGAACATATCTTTGTTGACTACTACAAGGAGCAGTGCCATTTTTATAAAGAGTATTCATCCTTTTTGTATTACTTATTTCTTTTGCACAGTCATCACATTTATTTTTCCCTTTTTCTCCTCTATTAAATATACTGTAAGTTGTCTTAAATGGTTTTCCACAATTGCATTTTATTTCCAAGAGAGAAGTAGAATTTTCATAGTCTTCAATAGTAGTCAATAATTTACAACCAGTGTTATCTATAGTATTTTTAACTTCTATGTATAGTTTACTTAATTTTAACCCTATTGCTTTGTTTCCACATTCATCACAATGTTGTTTTTTATATAGTTCACCTTTAAATTGATGAAAAGCTGTTGTAAAAGGATTCCCACATTTACACTTAATACTAATATTTAAATGTGTATTTATATACTCATCTTCAGTTGTTATTAATTCACAACCACTATTACTTTCAACTTCTATATAATGTTTAATTTCTTTATAAGGAATCTTTTGTTTTTCTCCTATTGATTTATTACTACATTCATTACATGTTCTTTGATTACAACTATAAAATTTATTCCAACTTTTCTTAAATGGTCTACCACAACTACATTCTAAATCTAATAATTCAGTAGCAATAGTATATTCTGATAGTAATTTGCAATTTGACATAGATTTAACTTCTATAAAATATTTAACTTCTTCTGTAGTCCTTCTTTCTAGTCCCGAGCATTTATTACATTGCTTTTTAGAATATTTAAATGCATCATAAGATTTATGAATATCATTACCACATTTACATTTCATTAATATTTCTACATGAGAATTATTTTTATTCTGTTCTATTTTTGCTTGTTTGAATTCTTTTTCGGTAGTTTGTAAACTACATCCATTCCCTGTTTCTTCACTATCTATATATTCTTTTATTGACTCATACGTAAGTTTTTTAGCCATTTTTAACTCCTCCTATCGAATCACCACCTAAATTTTTATAAAATAAAAGAAGGACGGGTTAGGAAAACCGTCCTTGTCGAATCTCAACTAAGCATCGATTCAAAATTGAGACCTATCTTTTATAAAATTAACTTAAAATAAATACTACTCAGCTAAAGAAGAGTCATACAAAAATCCAACGGCACTGAGATATTCAGGCACAATGTAATTTCCGTATTCTATGTCGAATCTTGTCACTTCTGCCCGAATAGAAATGTCTGTTTGGGTCATACTTGTCATTCCTTTTCTTACAGCAATTTGCAAGGGACTGACAATTCCTTGTGGCAAAAACCACAAATCAGTTGTAGGAAGTTGAGGAGCGTAGAAATCTCCAGCAGTATTAAGATCAATCATATTATAGGAATTTGGCATTTCTACAACAATACTTCCTTTATAAACCTTAATAAGACCAGTTTTCATTATTTCTTCCATCACATACTCAGGGAATCTAAATTCTGTACCAGCAGTAACTGTGCTAAAATTAGCAAGGTCTCCAAGTTTATTTACTGCACTGTAATCTCCCATAATTGTTACAGAGGAACCAAATCGTCTTGCCTTTTTTCGCACATCTTCGACATTTGTTTTAGTAATACCCTCGGCATAGTTTTTCAAAGTTGTAGCAGCAGTAATAGCACTTCTTAAAGCATTGATATGAGAAAGTACCATTTGGTTAATCATGTCTGTGAGGATTTGTTCATTGGCTCTAGTAAGCCCATCTGTACTACCACTCTGCAACTCCCTGTAATCCAAAACCAAGCCTCCAGTTGCAGTTTTAGTTGTCATAGTACCAGTTCTTTTCTTAACAGTAGGGAATACAAAAGCACCAGAACTAGCTTGAATTCTAGACTTCTCACCTTGTAATTCATATACTTCATATCGAAGCTCTTCGGCTGGCCCCACGGTCAAAGAATTGCCCATAGCACTATTAATCGCCAATCTCTTCTCCAAAGGTTGTTGAATCGTAATAGTACGAATGGCATTCAACTCAGCTTTAGCTTGAGTATTACCGTCATTAGCCATTCCAGCCAATGTCTTAATCTTATCCATTACTGTATCAACTTTTTTACCATATTTAGATACATCTTTTCCATAAACAATATTAGTAAAAATCTCTACATCTTCACTAGGGCGTGCTGTATTTGATAATTTATTCTTAACAATTTTATTAATCTCCACTTGTTCTGCATTCTCTTGTAATTTTGTAAAATCTATTCCAAAACTCATCGTTAATACCTCTTTTCTTTCTTATTAATTATTTATTAATTTACTATTTGACTTTGATATAAAAATATTATATAATCCAATCTATAAGCTCATAACTTACAGATTATCGTTTGCCATTACCTCTACAACATAACCACCAGCTACAGTTCCACCACCAGCATCAATTGTAAATGCACCAAAGGTAGTTTTCTTGATTACTTTAAGATAAATCTCATATGCAGAAGGATCTGCTGTTTTTGTCCATTTTTGAACATTTGTAGTATCTGCCACGGAACGTCCAATGACAAAATTTCCAACTGCAACATCAGCAAAAGCATCAGTAAGCAAATCAGCACTCATATCAAATTGCAATCCTACACAATCCTTTAATCTAAATGCACGAATATACTCATCTGCAACAACCTTATAAGAATCCGTATTGATAATTTCTGGCTTGTCAATGATATTAAACATCACATAGATGTCACCCAATTTTGCTGTAGCTAAATCTGGAACTAATACTTGAACATCAGACGTGACATTGAATTGATAACCATTGTATGTATCCGCAATTGCCTTCACATTAGGTTTGTTAGAAACATTAAGAAAATTTGAATCATGAAACTTAAATAAACTCATTATTAATTACCTCATTTCTTTTTATTTTTGTTATTATTTTGGTTGAAAATATGATTAATTTATATTTATCTTTGCTTTCTAAAACTTAGTTAAAGAAAGATGGGATACTACTAGGAACTTTTTTCATTTCTTTTTCTTTAATAGAAATAAACATTGCATTGTTTGTATTTGTCTCAACTCCTGTGTCATTGGAAGCAATCATTTCCTTGAATTTCTTAGCACATAATTCTGCTTCTGCTTTCTTCAAACCTTCCAAATCAATAGCTTCAACAAAAGATTTAAGAGAATTTACTTCTGATTCTTCAAATCCATTCTTTGTAATTTCTGTTTCAAAATAAGAATTTACTTCTGCAATTTTTGCTTCTGATTCTGTTTTGATTTTTGCTTCTCTAAAAGAATTTACCTCTACAGTAAGAGATTCTTTTTCTGCTTTTTCAGATTCAAGTAATTTATTAACCTCAACGATTGTATTACTCACCTCAATTATTTTACTATCTAATTCTTGAGTTTTTTCAATTAAAGTATTAATTTCTACTGCTTTTTCCTCCAAAGACTTAGTTAAAGAATTAATTTCTGTTTCTTTTTGTTCAACAGATTTAGTTAATGAGTTAATTTCATTAATCTTATCTTCGATTTTTTGATTGAGTTCTAATACGATTTTTTCATCCATTTTTTTACTTTCCTCCTTTGTTTGATTATTTTTTTGACTGTTTAATATATTTTTAACTGGTGTATTAACTTCGACAGATTCTTCACCATTTATAGGTTTCCAATCTTCCTCGACTTTAATAGTTTCACCAAGTTTTACCTCGCCGTTTTCAACTGTATAAGTAATTTGACAATATTCTCCTGTTTTATCCCAACATTTCATTATGAATGTTGATATAGTTGGATAAAACTTATGAACATAATAATAAGAATAATTTGATTCATCTGTATTATGTTTTCTATTAAATTTACTTTCAACAATCATTGAAATATCATTATAATTCATGGCATTTATTTCAATTGTTGTTTTGTCTTTGTTATCTAGATTATCTGGCAATACTATCACCTCTTTTTTCTTAAGTGTATTTAATTCTAACATGAGAGCTGTTTGATCAGCAGGAACCTCTCCGATTACTAAAGCATGTCCTGAGTATTGATATAATTGAGGTTTACGACATTTCTCTTTCCAACCGCCATCGTAGATTATTTTTTTATTGCCCAATGATTTATCTCCACAGATTTCAATTGAACCCTCTACAGAATTTCCATTATCATATTCCTCTTGTAAATAATCTACTAAAGTTGGAAATCGTTGATCATAAACATACCCTACTCCCACTAAAGCATCAATTATTCTATTGTTAACTTCAATATTTTCTGCTATATATGCACTCTCAAAAGACCCCACTACAAGACTATCTTCAAAGATAACCCTATTTTCTTCAACAATCATGTCACCATGACTTCCGAAAGGAATTTTATTTTCACTATCTATGAATTGTGCTACAAGAGGCATACCTTTTACTGATTCAATATTATTTTCAGCATATTCTTTTACCCAATGAATACCGTTGCCATTATAGTCAGTAGAATCCTTATGTAATTCATGCAAAATTAATTTAATAGGTGTTCTTCCAGCTTTCGCTGTTTTTTTTGAAATTTCAATTACACTATTTTTCGTTTTTCTCACCTCCTTTAAATAATTATGTTAAGTCAATTACATCCCAACAATTTTACCATCTTTAAACATATTGTGTGGAACAAAAACAACAGATTCTGCAATACTATCTTTATTTTGAGTTGTTACTTGAACAAGACAACCACCATGTACATTCATAACTTTTGTTGATTTCATCCAATTTTCGCTTTTAGAGGATGCTTTACATAATAGATGCCAAATATCTTCACCATAAATTTCAACATCTGAAACCTTTAAAATTAAATCATTGTTATTTATTACATTTAAAGTTTTATCTTCTGTTTTTACAATGGTTAATTCTGTGACAATTGGCGTAGGAGATTCATCTTTTATTTCTACAATAGTTTCTGTTTTGTTTTCTACATCTGTTTCTTTTAATTTTGCCATTTAATTTATTATCCCCTTTAACTCTTTATTTTTGTTACTTTTGTTCAGATAAATAGTCTTGAACTTCTTTGATTTCCAATGGTTTAAGTTCATTACTAAAAGATATATAACTAATTTCAGTAGGTAAATTAATTAATATATACTCTTTTGGCACAGTGTCTAATAAATACTTTGTAATATTCATCTGCTGAACTTTATTAAAAACACAAGTACCCTTATCTTGTAACATTGGCAGTTTGTTATATACAATTCCTTTTATTTTATCGAAATTGTCTCTTTGCCATTCAATTCTTTCTTTTTGTAATGTTTTAAATTCAAGTTCATCTTTTTCTGATTGTTCTTTTATTTTATTATTATTTTCTGCCAACTCTATATTTTGCTTCTCTTTTTCTTTGTCGTATTTATCTTTCAAGGTATTGTACTTATCAATTAATTCTTTATAAGTCTCTTCTTTATCATCAATTTCTTCAACAACATATGAAAGATTATAATAGGTTTTACTATCTGTTCCATTTGTTACTTTTTGAACTTTTGCATAAACGTCATGCTCATGTAAGAAAATCTCATCACCTATTTTTAATTCATAATCTAATTCTACTTCTAATATTTTTATTCTTTCTAGTGTTTCTTTCTCTATACTTAAATATGCATTGGAGTAACCATTGTCATTTAATTTGTAAAATTCACGAGTTTTTCTTCCCAAGAAAACACTATGTATTTTCTTGCTTTTATTTGTTGTGTTTGGCATTATATGCCCTCCTCTTTTTTAATTATTTCTATTTATTGTTCTTGACTCTCTGTTCATTACTTTTTAAATTTTTTGTAGTTAAACCAGATTCCTTTAATTCAGAAGTATCCTTTTGTGGCCTTCCACCTAAATTGCCATCTTCATTTGCTGTATCAGCACTGTCTGTAGCTGTATAACTTGTAATATGAGGTATATATTTCTCATCAAAACCTGCCTCAATTTCTTCATCACAAATGCTAAGATAGTCTGATGGATCAAATCCTGCAGCAGCAATATAGAACATCCTACTGCCCCCTGCTGTTAAATATAAATCTTTTGCCTTATCATAAACATCTTTTTTATTCAACCAAGTTATAGGAAGGAACTTTATGTCTATATAACTATTAGGCAAAATATCTAAATGCTCATTAATAACCCTAGTTTCTTCTCTTGCTATTTCATTAACATATTGAAAAACTTGTGCAGATATTAAATCTAAATTAATTTGTAAACTTCCTAAGTTAGCACTATTGCTTTCGGCATTTAAAGCAGAACTTGCAATGCCTAATCCAGTCGCTATTTTCTTCAAATTTTCGTCGCTTAGTGTGTCCTTGATTAATGATGAATCTTTACTTAGTCTATCAATTGTTGTTCCTGGTGCTAAACTAAGCGTTGAAATTCTAGAAATATTACTACTTGTATTTACTTTTACAGCACCTTTAAAAGCTTCAATAACTTCTTTTTGCTGAGTTGAATTTAAACTGCAAGAGCCAGTTTTTTCCCCACTCGGTAAGACAAGGTAGTAGATACTACTTGCTAATTCACTTATTAACTGATATTGACTATCATCATAATCTTGACTTGATTTCATATCAGTAAATGCAGATATGCCAAATGGAATTCCGTAAACATCGATTTCATTAGCTTTGGCTTTTAAAGCAATAGTTTTTCTATAATCTAGAATAAACCACCTTTTACTAGCATCTTTTTTATAATCCATATACGCTTTTACAAAATTACGTGGATAATTCTTAATCTCATTAAGTAATCCACCATATTTAAACTGATCAAAATACATCATATCAAATGCAGCAATACTAACATTATTTTGAAAACCAATTATTTTACAGTAATCTAAATCTAATGGTTGAATCATAAAGTTATCATCTAATGATAATCCTTCTAATCTATCAAGAGATTCAACTATCATTGAACCAGTATCTAAATTTTTATTACTTGCTGTAGAATCCCTTAAAATCCCAATATATTGACCATCAACAAATAGATGTCTTAAAATATCTCTAGTAGTTCTATCAATATTTAACATTTTAAGTAATGTATTAAATTTTACTTTATTATTTTTCATCTGTGGGGTTTTATTTCTCAATGTAGTAATATATGATAATGTAGGAAGAGCTATCATTCGGTCTATACTCTGACCATATAATCCATTTAACGCATATGATTGCCTAGATATAGTCCTTAATATTTCATTATATATCATAGGATATTTTACATATTGTTTTAAATCACTCATAGGAATATTATCAGTATCTAACATTCCTGTTGATATGGAATATGAATTATATGATAGAGAGTTAGTTTCAACTTCATTTGAAAATTGGTTGGAGTTGGATTGTGAAGATGTGTTTGATTCTGTTAGAGTTGTTTTTTTTGTCAAATTAGGTGTGCCTCCTTTCTTATGAGTTATGTTGTTATTAGTTATTCTTTATGAATACGAGAATACAAAGTCATAATCATCATTTGTATTTTTTAATAATTCTAATTCCAATAATGATATAAAATAATTTCCGTAAGAATTTGCCGTATATCTATCACGACGAGCATTACCCACAGTATCTAATTTTATATTTCCTCCATTAAATGAATACTCTAAGTTTATTGATTCATTAATCAAAAGCTGTGTTTCTATATATGGTTTCGTAAACCAAACATTAATGTTCACATCTTTTCCATTATTATTTGCAAATTCTTTATTGTGTTTCATTAAGTAAACTTCTGCATCATTATCATCTATAAGAAAACTACACATATTTCTTTGTAATCTATCTCTAAAATCTACAGCAATATCATTATTTAATTTTGAATTTGCCATTATTGGATAAATTATTGGTTTTGCATTTAAAGCTAATGTTTTTTCTTGTAATTCTTCAATCAACTTTTTATCTAGTGATTTATGTTCAAAAACAGTAAAAGCTTCATATTCAATTCCACGCTCTTCATCTTTAGTTAATACAGCCAACCTTTCAAATATTGTAATTCCTGCTTGTTGTAAATCTAAAACAATATAATCTGCTTCAAAATCATGATATATTTGTTTAATCCTAAGAGCTTGTTTTCCAGTGTGTTCTCCTTGATGAGATTCTTGATATACATACTCTCTCTGATACCCCTTAGCTGTAGGGATGCCTCTGATACATGTTATAATAGTGTTGTCGTTTTTTGAACCTTTACGAGTTGCAATATCTACAGATACAATCCTAATTTCTCCTTCTACTCTTTTTATATCATTAGGATTTTTCTTTTTATCTAACATATCATTTCTCAAAGGATAGAAAGCTTTTTTCAAGTTCCTGTTTTTTTGAAACATTTCTAATTTAAAATAAGCATTATTATTCTCACCCCAAGGAATATTCTCATATTCTTCTAAAAAAGTAATTGAATCCATAGTTGATCTATCTCTTGCAATTACCTTTAGTGTCTTTATGTTGTGTTTTATAGCAATCAAATAATCAAAAGCAATAAATCCTGCATCCTTACCTTGCAACATCATTTTTATAGTAGTTAATGTTTCTTTATACCACCATAACCCTTTGTGATAAGCAGATGAGATAAGAATTTGTCTTGGTTCTTCAATTAAAACCTTTATTCCAGAATACTTAGGATCTTTTAAATATGGAGTTTGCCTTGCATATGCAAAAGGTTTTACAATTGAATCAAATTTATTTTTATCCATAATTCGAAATTCTTCACCTATTGTAAATGTGCTTCTCTCTCCTCTTCCCGATTCGGAACAGGCTACAATTTTAATTGTTGTACCATTATGCAATGTACAATTACAATTATTTTGGGTATCTGAAAAAGTCTTTATTTCCCTTGCTATATTTGGATAATCATCTTTTAATCTTGCCATTTTACCAAAAATAATGGATGCCTGTTTTAAGGTGGTTGCCACAATTACAATTTCAGAATTCGCATATAGTGTCCCACGGGCATATGCCAATACAGCAATCAACCAACTTTTTGCTGCTGCTCTTGATGCGATTGTAACAAAGTTTTCAGAAATACTCATAAAATAAATCCATAAAACCTGATACCAATAAAGTTGAACTCCAAAGTAGTGTTGTATAAACCGATGTACGTTTCTGCGATAAAATGTTATCCAGTCTATTAAATTATCTTGCTCTTGCTCACTTATTTCCTTATCCTTTATCATAGTTTTTGGTGCTCTAAACTGATCGCTGTGACCAGCATATTTACTAAAATTATTCTCAAATTTTTGATATGATCTACCCATTATAATCACCATCATTATTTCCAACATCTACACTATCTAAATCCACATCAATGTTATCATCAACAACAAAATTTCTAACTCCAGTTATAAAGTTCTCAATTGGTCTAACAATATAATTTTTTATATAAGGAATGAATCCGTCCATATCCTTATATTTCTCTTGGTCTTCAAACCATTCGGCAGGTTTAAATTGTTCAATGTCTTTAATCCATTTTCCAAAACAGTCATGCGATTTTCCAGCACTTGCAGCATTTGCTTTTGCAGGGTCGAGAGAAGCTGTTTTAAGTAAATCTTGAAGTTCTTTTTGAAGACCTCCAACACCATCACCTTTATCTCTTGCTTGTCTAATTTCAAGTATTTTTATACATATTTCTCTTAATAAAGTTATCTCTGCTTGATTGTCACATTTATGTGTTTTTTTCCAACTTGATAGCTCTGCTTCTAGGAATATGTAATCGTCAATGTTAAAACTTTTTCCCCAAAATAAAATTAAATCATCATCAACATCTTCATTTTCAATATCAAAATTTTCTTGTCTCAAAAAATTACTATCTTTGTATCTGAAAGATTCCATTTTTTCATTGCTTTTGTTTGTTGAACTTAACTTGCTTTTATAGTACCCGAAAACCTTATTTGCGTTTTTCCCTTTTGTCATTATGCTTTCCATATGTGTTTTTGCAGACTTTAAAGCATCTTCACTGTATCTAACGTCTAAATCTTGACATGTTAGTTTTAAAGCAATTTCTAAGTTATTATGTATAGAAAAATAGTTGTCAAATATCTCATTGCAGTGGTCTCTGCACACCGACATATAGCCATTTTTATCTAACATGGGATTTGTACATTCGTAGAATGCGGAAGGTGCTTTATAATCCTCACACATCCTACAATATATTTTATCTGGAATATTTAATTTAGGTTCTTTCACTGTTTTCCCAACTCTTGGAATATGTCTCACCTCTTTTTTAACTAACTTTTATTTAAAATTTTTTTATACTTATATTTATCTTCCAATAAATCATCAAATTCAAAGTTCTTATATTTAATACAAAACTCTTCAAATTCACCACTATCAATTATTAAATTACCCATTTCAATATGAAGCAACTTATGCAACGATCTCACAATTGGTTTTCCCAAACCTTTTTGATAATGTAATTCTATACACTTATCTTCTAGTTCTTTCAATTGTTCATCTGAATACATAGATACTTCAGAGTATATAGGCATATTTGTTGCATCAAGAGTTTCTTTAACAATTTTAGAAAATGAATATAAATGGTGAACTACTAAACTACCATCATTTATTCCTGTTATTGCACATTTGAAATTATTGTATTTCAGAGAATCGAACTTCCAAATATTTATTTTCCTTCTTAAATAACTAGAGATATCAGAAACCCCACCTGTCCAACGACCGTTTTTATCCCCATTTAAAGGATTGTTATGTCTAGGATTTTTATTTCCTAACCATTTTCCTTTCATTCTAAGACTGATCTGTTGTTTCTGTTTATCTGATCTTTTTTTACCAAACCAATAACTATCTTTTCCTTTAAATCTCCCAATCTTAGATATAGATATTTTTCTCTTTGTTTCTTCTGTTTTTGGTATTCCATATAACCATGAATTTTCACCAGAATATCTCTCAGATTGTAACTTATATATTCTTTGCATAGTTTCTTCCGTTTTGTGTATATTGCCAAGTTTATATGCCTTATCTGTTAAACTTTTTAATGTACTATATGGAAAATATAACTCTATTAATTCCTCATTCATGAAATTTGGATAGACTTCAATAAATATTTTTTCTTCTTCAGGAGTCCAAAAATGTTTTATTTCATAATCATCTTCCATAAAATGACCATCTTTACCACATTCACGACAAACATTCCTTAATCCATTAGTACACAATTTATCAGGAGGAAAATATTTTATATCAATAAGTAATTCTCTATTGCATTTTATACAAAATTTATAACCGTCTTTAGGTTTAAGCAAAGTAAATATTTTCTTTTTATAACGACATTCCTTACAACTTGTGGTTAACCCATCAATATTATATTTGTCTTGATTAAAATATTCCTTAGTTGCAGGATACTCTTCTTTACACTTACTACAAGTCTTCATTTTAACTTCTAACTCTTGATTAATTTCTTCCATTCTTTATTCCTTCTTTCTGCAAATTATTTTCCCTCTGCACTAACCACTAAAAAGTAAATAGAAGATAGGGTGCAGAGATGGGATAGCTAATCCCAAAAACCTATCTTCTACGCTCATTTTCATGAACACAAAGACACTCCAAAATAAATTGAAGTGCCTATAATCCACAAAACTTTAAATTCTATCTAACAAATTCCAATCCCTAATCCATCCACATATCAACAGTCTCAATAAAATAATTATCTTTTAAACATTTATCTTCCTTATCTCTACTGAACAACATACAAGCAGGTAAAATAACATTATTATAAATATCTCTACTTAATTCACTGTCTACAACAGCATAATGACATTTACTACCTCTTGAACTATCCCCACCAGATACAAATTTAATTTGACTACCATTAAAAAATCTGATCTCAAAATCATCTCTTGATATTTTTATCTTTTCTATATCCTTAGAAAACAAATTCCTAAAATCTTCTTCTTGAGTAATATTCTGAAATTGTTTTATTTTGTGTTTGCCATTATGACAAAACAAAACCTTAATTCCATCATTCTCAACACACTTAAACATATATTTATAGAAAACACCATGAATTACTTCATATTGAGCAATTCTTTTAGTAACATAATATTTTTCTTTTATATCTATTTCAATATTTTTACTAACTTCATCAACCATACCACTCATCGGATAAGAATAAAAAGTAAGCAAACAATTTAATCTCGATACTCCAATAGATTCATCTATTCTTGTAAAACTAATTCTACCAGAACTATTTATTTTATAACTAATATTGCATATCTCATCAATTAACATATCCGTCTCTTTATGCGATTCCATAATATTTGATAATCCTAAAAATGGTTTTACATAAGATGTCATAGCTAATTCTGGTGCTTGTAAAAATCTTAAATTTCCATATCTCAAGTCATTCTGTATTTCAGGTATATCTATATTTAGATATATTTTACTTCCATCTAACGCTTTTATAGAAACATTCTTTGGATTGATATTTGCTTCAAATTGTTCAATAAAACCAATCCCCATACACGACTTATCCACTAAAATGGTCTGTATGTAAAACTCATTACATAACCAATATGCTTCATCAACAAGTTCTGAGAAACGTCTTCCTACAAATGTTTTAATTATTAAAATATCTTTCTTATTTCCCTGTGTATTAATTGCCATCATAGTCGTAACATCTTCATTATTTCCTAGTGTGGTATATACATCTACAATCAAGTAATTACATTTTCTGTTGTTAGACATAGTTAATACTCTATTCCTATTCAACAATTCTTTACTAAAAATGAAAGGGATCTCTCTTAAATCAACGCTCATATATTTCTCCTTCTCATGGTAGGACATGACCCAATATTTAGTGGTAAGACACTACCTTATGAACAAATAATGCTCACATATAAACCTAGTCAAATTAAGACTAGGCATAATCTAAACACAATTATTAAAAAGCCTGATTTCTCAAGCGCCTTAGAACCCACAAAACATTATTTATAAATTATAATAAATAAATTTAGAAATTCTTCATTAAATTATATCTTCTAATAATCCCTTTATCATCGAAATCACAATACACATCCATCAAATTGACCTCATTAATAAATTCTAATATATTACAACTTCCACATGAATTAAACCACTCTAAATTCACTCTATCTTTACTAAATCTCAAATGCATTTCTTTTTCATCATGCATAGTTCCTTTAAAATATCCTAGCAATAATAAAATATCTGGAGAAGATGTAGAGAGTTGTTTTAATCTTTTACTAGGATTTTTACTATATCCAATTTTAACTTTATGTTCATTATTTAATTGAGCAATAAAGTAAACATAACCCAAATAATTCAGCTCACTTTTTATTATATTTTATTATTTATAGACATAATGAAAACCTTTATCTCAATTAAATAAGATAAAGGTTTCTAAACACCTATAATCAATTAAAATTTCAATTTTAAACTATAATCACTCCAAATAATTCCCACATCTATCACAAAATTTACTACCAGATCCACTAACTTTTCCGCAAATCTTACACTGTAATTTATCCCTCACAGTTACAATTTTCTCTACTTTATCTCCAACATCATTAAATCCTTGTAATCTTAATACAATTACATGGGACTGATCTTCTAATACTCCAATATTCCCATGCTTAAATTCTTGCTTAATTTCCGAACCTTTTACTGTAATTCCATCATCAAAACTCTTAATACTATTCAACGAAGAACAATTTTGAGCAGTAATATCATTTAACGATCTTGAAATATTGACTGAACTTACTTCACTGTTAAAACTATAATTCATCTGTACAGATTTAGAAATCATATTGGACGAAACTGTTATCCATGTAGGACTATAATCATAATTTGGTTGTTTATATGTAACCCAAGGACTAATAGGACTAAATACTTGATTAATCTGTTGAGTAATTGGTTTTAATTTTTCATACCAAAACTCAATCCTAATCAATCCATCATCAATTTTATCTCCACGATAATCAGAAATTTCTTGTGTCTTCTTAATAAATTTAAACTTATTCTTTGCAATACAATCGCTTAAAAATCCTTCTAATTCAGTTGTATCATTGGGATTAATTAATAATGACTGACCATTAAGCACATCTTCTCCATCTATGGATATCTTAACTTTTGCTTTTCTTGATTCCAGATTTTTGATATAGATAGAATACTCTGAACCAAATGGAATTTGAATGATTCCATCTTTTTCTCTTAAAATCTTTCCTCCATTTTTAAGACAGACCACCATTTTTTCTTGATACATTTTAATCATCCTTTCTAGAGCACTGACTAAACTCTAATTATTAAAGTCAGTTATTTTTATTTGTACTGCATCTTTACAATACAAGTAATCCCACTGATTACTCAATGGGATTTATCTACTGTAAAATATTAAATTACAATTTATAGGTTATATTATGAATTTATAACCTATAGAGTTATATTATTTAATCTCTTAATCCTTCAAAAACTCTCTCATTTCTTCTTTGCATTCCTCATAACCCTCTTCATATCCTTCATAGTTTCCCTTATCATAAATATCTCCAAGCAATTCAAAAACACCTTTAGGACATAATTGATTCTCAAACATAAATTTAACTGCTTCACCTAAATAAATCATTTTTCTATTTTCTTGACAATCTTGACAAGTGCAATCTTCATCATGAATTTCTTCCATATTCATTTCCTCTTCCACTTCGTCATCTTCTAAACACTGTTCTACTTCTAATTCCCTGAAATATTCTTCCTGAGAACATTGTTCTCCATCAACCGAAAATACTTCATACCACTGTTCTTCAATTTTATCCCACATAGATTGAGTTTGAAATACACGCATTAATTTTTCCTGCCTTTATTTTTATTTTGTTGTTTATTTTATGTTTAAGTTAAAGAATCTCATCAAGTTCACAATCTTCACCAATAATATAATCTACAATACCTAATTCTTTGGCTTCTGCATCTGCATACATGTAAAATTCTTTTTCATATTTTGAATCATAATATTCAGGAGTCATTTTTGTTTTAGATAAAACAAATTCCTTAATTCTTTCATTCATAGTATCGTAGAATTTGGCAATGTCCTTGAATTTACTTCCACTCGTTACTGCACCCATACTTCCATCATGTAAAAGAATTGTACTGTTCTTAAACGCATATTTCTTTTTTGCTGCAAGCAAAATTAATCCACCCATCGAATATGCGTACCCTAAAACAACTGCATGTACTGGAGTTTTACTACACTCAATAGCATCGATAATTATATATCCATTTGCAATTTCTCCACCCATAGAATTTATATAAATATAAATTGGCTTACGTTTTTCAACAGGAATATCTTTATCATCTTTGTTGTATTTAAAAATCTGTAATACAATTGTTTCTACAACATCTTGGTCAACCTCATCATTAAATATTAATTTTCTATCCTTTAGATTTTCTTCAAATACTTTATCAAAGAAATTTACTCCGCTTGATAAAACTTCTGACATAATAATACCTCATTATCTTTCAATTATTTTAATAATCCACAATCACCGTATTCATTACATCAGTAATACCTAACTTACTATCAATAATAAAACTTTGATTCTTCTTTTCTGATTGAATATAACCTTTTTCATTACTCCACCTTGACCATCCACTAACGCAAGGTAATCTTAATACTTCTAAATATCCTTGCTTCTCATAAACCATTGCTTGATGAAAATGAGCCAACATAAGAATAATATGTTCACAATTACTCCACATACTTTTTGCTTCTGTAGTAATAATTTGCAAAGCATCTTTTACTTTGATATCATGAGATAAAGAAACAAGTATTTTACCAAATTTATAATATTTTCTTGGTAAAGGACTGTCATCAATATTTACATTATTATCATCTCTATACCATGCTTTTACTGTCTGTATTACTCCAAACATCGTGTGTAAATCATGATTAGAAGGCACTAGCATTACGTCTACTGGTGCAATATATGTAAGCATATCAGTTGCCCTAATAATTAATTCTGTGGCCTTATTTACTGCTTTAAACCAAGATTCCGCATTATCTTGAGGTGTGCCACGAGTTGTAGTTCCACCTAAATTATCTGCATTAATGAAGTCGTTTCCAACTGCAAATAAAACCTTCTCAAAAGGTTTATTTCCAACTCTATCTATTATGTCATTAATTACTTGAAAGAAAATATCTTCTGCAATTTGCATATTATATTCATTTCCTGTAGATAATTCGTCAGACAATAGATTTAAATGGAAGTCAGCTATTGGAATTACTAATAATTTACCATTTTGTTTATATTGCAATGGTTTAATATTAACTTTATTAGATATATCTGTTTTAAGATTAGAAAATATCTTTTTAGCATCTGCTTCATTCCATTTATATTCTGTTTTAGGTTTTACAGAGATTTTCGAACTATAAAGAATCTTAATTCCATCTGCCTTAGTATTCATATTCCACATACTATTCTTGGCTGATGTAATAACCCACTCATCAGGCGAATATCCATGCGATTTCAAAACAAATTCAGGATCTTTAGATTCATTTTCATTCATAGAAAGCAATTTATCAGAAATCTGACTACCATCTTGCTTAAATTCAGTAGATTCTTTATAATTTGGTAAAGATTCAACTTTTTCTGGAAGAATCATCAATTCTTCATCATCATCTTTTTCTTTTTCAACAATACTCTTATTTGTAACATCATTTGCTTTTCGATACTTCTTAAATTTACTCCTTAAAGCTTCAGCACTCACATACCCATATTTAATAGCCAGTTCTGACCACGATACATTTATCTGTTTTCTGTGTTTCTTATAGCAAATATCAATTAGATTACTATCCATTAATAACCTCAATCTTTATTTATTTTCAATTTTAACAATCACAAATCGACCAATGTGATTTTTATATTTCCGTAAAATAGCCACAATCTTGACAATACAATATTGTTTTTCCACAATAAAATTTTAAATAAAACCTATTTTTGCCACAAGTAAGACTTGGACAAGTTGTATCTGCGTTTTCTATATCATAAGTTAATTCATAATTCATACATTTTAATCCTCCTTGTATAGAGAATAATAGATAAAAGACCTCCAATTAAGAAGGTCTCACTCTAGAAGCTATACCATAAATGGTCATACGACTTCTTGAAAAAATATAATAGTTTTTATATCGGATAATCACTATCAAACCTATTTAGTAATTTATTAACCAAAGCATCTCAAAATGGAACCAATTTAAGTTAAATCATTATTTGAATTATCAAATACCTTTTATTTTATCTATATGTAATATAGACTTGTTCTTCTAATTTTTATATTTAATTCTGCATAGCGAAGCGTTTAATGTTCTAGTGATATATTGAAATAAAGATTGTCGAACTATCGTACTGAAGAATTAATGATTAATGAAGCGTAATAGCGAATTATTTAATATATACGCATTACTTAAATCATGTTTATAATTCTTTCTGCACTATTAGTACAAAAATCAAATTGTTTATAATTTGAGTCTTGAATTTTTGTAACTGCATAATTCCGTTACACGAATCGGTAAACATTTTTGAGATGCTTGGTTTAGAAAAAGTAGGAAGGGAGTGGTTAAATCTCCCTATTACTTGTTTTTAACATATTTATCAACTATTTCTGCTGTACTGTCGTGAATGTCATATAATGCTTCATATTCAACGCACTCTTTAAGCATAGCAGATTCAATCTGTGTAGAAAGTACATCTGCTTTATTCAATAGTTTCTTATATAAGTCATTCACATTATTTCTGTCAAAGTCAATAGTGCTAGTTGTCAATATCTCATATTTATAACTAACTTGATTTCCTTCAACATTGAATTTATAGGCACTACCTGCTTTTTTACCTTCACTTGATTTAATATCTACTAGATATTTTAGATTATTGGCAAGTTCTCTTGATTTCTTAGCATATTCAATTGAAGAATCTAAGGTTAAATTAACTCCATCTTCTTTCCAATCTAAGATTAAAGTTTTCTTAGCATTCTCAATTGCTAAAGATAATTTCAATTTCTCATTTACAAGCTGTCTTACAAGGAATGTAATATCAACAATTGAAACATTTGGATATGTTCTTTCTGCTGTCATATCAATTGTTTCATCTTCCGCATCTTGATTAACTTTAGATTTTTGATGAATTTCCTTAATTGTGATAGCATTTGAAGTATTAGACAATGTACGGGATAGTGTAGAAATATTCTTTTCTAGGAAGTTAAGCTGGCGAAAGCTTTCTTTGAGCGATAGTGTGTTATTAGACATATTAAATTTCCTTCTTTCAATTTGTATTTTCTTCTTTGTTAGAGTAATTAACTCAATTCTTTTTTATAAGGAATAAGTTTATATGTTTGAGCATCTTCATTTGTTCTATATGCGTGTGGTGCAAGCAATTCTTTTATTTCTTTAAGTTCATTTAAAATAGCCACTAGCATTTCTTCCATAAAATATCTATCCTTTCGATAATATATTTATTATGAAGGTGAATCTACCCCTATAAACTCACCTTATTTGTAATTTGGCATACTCTAATTTCATCAGTCTCATTGCAGTATGCCATTTGTCTCTATCACTAAAGTTTAAATGAACTGTGATTAACGCCATAGAGAACAAACAATGAGCGATGAGGGGGAATCTAATAATTTGTGCATCTAAAAACCTCATACTCTTTATCAGAGCAATGCCTGTATTTCAAGGACTTACTAACTTATGCACATGATTTTAGGGAAGGTTCGTAATTGCACTCACGTTGACCTAATTTTATTAAACCCTAAAATAAGTTTTTATTGTTGCTGTTTGGTTTATGCAATTTCCAAAAATCATCAACCACAACAATTTATAGAGGGAAGTTTACTAAAGATAACACTTTTTATCTTACTCTTATACATGACTAACAAGTGAAATTCCGCACAGTATAAGGGTTTATGGTAAATGTTACATATTATACATGACTAAGAAGATAAATTAGTTAAGTTACTACTCTTCATCTTCAGATTCAGTTTCTTCCTGTTCTCCAGTTAAATCTTCAACTTCAACATTTTCATCCAATAAGAATGCACCACAATTATCTACTGTAATATCTAGAAAAATAGGATTATTCTTTGTTCCTTCTAGTTTAGATAATTTATCTTCCCACATACAGGTTCCACGTTTTACACAAATTGGACAGAAATTTTTATTGTTGATTATTGACATATTTTAATTATTCCACCTTTTAATTTTATTTAATTGCCTTACGCTAATTTATATGGAGCCACTTTGACGATTCGAACGCCAGACACCCTGAGTACAAAACAGGTGCTCTAACCAACTGAGCTAAAGTGGCATGTAATGTGCTATCCTGCCTTATATCTAACGATATCAATTACATATAAGGACTTACACTGATAGCACAAATATTTATTATGTTATAGAGCCAACTCTTTAAGAACTTTATAAATGGTTGTTTTAATTGCAGTCTTTGCAGGAATTACAATCTTTTCCTTTGTTTTTGGGTTAACACCCGATCTTTGGGCGCGATTTACGACTTCCATTCCAAAATATCCAGACAATTTTACTTCTTCTCTATTTTTAACAGCAGTTTCTAATGTTTGAAGAAATGCAGTTAGATATTTTTCACAGTCTTTCTTTGTGCTATTTTCTACCAGTGTTTGCATGTTGTTAATTACGTCTTGCTTGTTCATTTATTTTAATCCCCTTTTATTCTTTAATAGTATCTGCGTACTTTTAGTACCAGACCTGTGTTTTTATTTATTTAATTTGTTATAATTTATTTATCCTAATATCTAATTTACACTAACCAAATTTCATTAAATAATCTTCACTCCTTTAATTTAATATAAAATAGGGATAGAGATGTGTCTCACGACATGATATATCCCAAAAATTTACTAATCTAATAAACTTGCCATTTGAGCAATTTCACTACGCTCACATTTATCAAGATAAACATATCCGAACATTGGATGGCCTTTAAATCTGTTTATCATTAATTCCAAACCATTATTTCTTTTGAATACTTTATCATCTATTTGCTTTACATCTCCATTAAAAAATACAATACTCCCTTCGGATACTCTGCTTACAATTAATTTAACTAAAGAATCTGACATATTTTGTGCTTCTGTACAATAGATAATGCTATTTCTTAAATCTCTACCTCTTAAAAATCCTGGATGAATTAATTCTACTTTGCCATTATTAAGCAACATTTCAAAACTAATCTTATCTCCCATAAAGTCGCTAATTATATCAGCATATACGGATAATTTTTCAGTCATAGTTCCTGGCAGAAATCCCAATGGTTTTGTGCCATCGACCTCTATATTATTTCGTATCCATATAATTTTGTCATAGATACCTTTATCAATCATAGTTAAAAAGTTTGCTAATGCTAAAAAATCTTTACCTACTCCGTAAGAACCTTGTGCTATTTTAACTTTAGATTCTTTATCCTGAAGCATATCCATGTATAATTCTTGCTGTAAATTACGTGGTTTTACTTTTCCTACATATCTACTTTCTGTATTTTTATAGGATAATGATTTAAAACCTTTTTCTGTCCATTTTAACTTATCAACAACATCTCCATTACCATCTTTAATAAGAAGATATTCGTTCAATAATAAATCCCAATTATTTGTTTTACACTCATAAAAAGTTGCTAGTTCATATTCAGACAATGTAATTTCTTTATATCCAAGATATGAATAGTCAAATGTATTATCCAAACTCCCAAACTTCTCACAAACTATCCCAATAGATTCACAAGTAAATCTAAACAAAATATCATTACTTAATGCAATTATTTCATTATCTTTTACACACAATTCTCTAATATTTGAGATTATCCGATTATCAACTATATCCTTATCAAAACAGTCAGGCATATCATATTTATTTTCACTAACGAAATAAACTACTTTATCCTTATTTGCCTCGATATCTCTACATGCTCTTCGACTTAAATATTTCTTTTCCTCATTTATACTGTGTTTATTTCTCTCTAATTCACGGAGTACATAACCAACAATATAAACCTTATCAAATTGTTCGAATATTTCTTTGGAATATTGCATCAGGCAATTGGTGTCACTAGAACACTTTTTCTGCAATATTAATTACCACCATTCATTGTTTATTTTACTATGTATTATCATGAGACACGTTCACTATTACTAATTACATTATCCATACCACTACTATCCATACTATCCATAAACAAATACCTCTGATTATCTTTTACATCATTAATAGTCTGTTTATTTTTATCATTTTGCTTTAATCTGAGTAAATAATTATAATATGGGTCTGTAATGTAACGTTGCTTACGTCTGCCGCTACTGAATTTACCTATTACTACTAGATTGTCTCCGAATGAACCGTGGTATTGTTTGAGGACTTTTAGATTGATTAGGTATGACATTTCTTGTTTTGTAATTTTTTCCAATGTTTTGTTATTGATGCTCCTTTTAGTTTGGAGTTTTTGTTATTAAATTATAATAAGCGTCATCGACCAAACGCTTATAAGATAAGGATTATATTACTATACCCTATCATAACAAGCATTGTTTTTGATTTCTCTGAATCTCTACTCTAACAAGGGTTTCAAGACTTTTCTATTTATACAGAATCTTTATTTTTATGATAATATTCCTTCTGTTTTTCACGATTATAATCTTTCCAAACTTCTTTTGCACACTCGGAGCAATACTTTGTTTTACCATTAACTTTCTTAATCACCTCTTCACATCCATCATTCTCACACTTCATAAATTTTTCATCTCCATTATACCAATCAAAATAATATCCAACATTATCAAAATTAATTATCTCAAAGACAATATCATCAATTATATTTCCCTTTTCATCTTTATCTATTTTGATATCACTAATAAAAGATAAATTAATCTTGCCCCTAGTTCTAACATCTACATACCCTAAATTTGATAAATCATTTACTAACTTGTTAATATTATATTCTCCAGACAATCTGGACATTTCAAAAACCTCTTTATAAGATTCCGTTTTACCACCAAATATATTATAATCAGAAACTTTACCATATATTTGTTTAGACATTTCTTTATTTAATTTATTTTTTACAATAAAAGTAAATAATATCTTTTTGTGTACATTTTCTAATTTTAATCCATTAATATATTTAATCTCATTTTTCGTAATCGGAATATTCTCTACTAAAATTAATTTATTTATCCTCTTACTACCATATGCTAAAGCCGAATTAATTATTTTGAAGTATTTTACTCTATTGAATTTTACTATATTATTCTCACAAAACTCATAAACCAATTTTTTTCTTTCACTTGCTTTTTCTTTTAATATCTCCTTGTAGTATTTTACTAATATTTTTAATTCGTACCTATGATATTGAGTTAAAAAACCTTTTTTTAATATTTCCTCTGCATATTTCTTTTCATTATATCTAAATTGAATCATATTTTCACCTCTTGTAATTTGAATTTCTTATTTAGATATTCAATCTCTCCATTTGAATCTGGCATTGGGAATAATATGGGATTATTATTGAGTTTTTTATGTAATTTAACATTTGAAAATAAATATTTACCATAAATATTCCATAAAAAATCTTTATTAAATTTTGGATATTCAACATAAAATATTTCTACTAAATAATTTACTAATTCATAAACATTTGGACATATCTCAATCATTTTCTTTTTAAATCCTTCATATATACCTTTAGTTTGTGCTTCTAAACTGTCATCATATTTATCATCATTAGATTTACTACTTATTCCCATATTCCCAAGGTCTTTAATCTCAGTTCTAAATTCATTGTACTCATTTAAAACTTTATCATAAGTATCTCTATTATTTATTTGGCCTTTTCTTAAATATTGTTTGTAAAAATATAAATCGTTATCTACTTTTAATTTTTCTTTGAGATTAAAATCAATTCCTTCAATGTGTTTACACAACAAATTCATTACACAATCACTATCAATTACAGGCATGTATTGATAATACGCTTTAAGAAGTTTGGTCTCTTCAGGATTTTTTCTTGGTTTATTAATTAAATCATTTAATGATATTCCAAACTTTTGTTTACTTGATATATCATAACCACTAATATGTTTCATATATTTTCTTTTTGTGTCCTTGTAAAGATATTTAAAGAAATAAGGATGTCTATCTAGAAGCATACTGTTATGTGATTCTTTTTTTTCTATCATTTCATCAGTATCTTTTTTATTTTCTTTAGTATCTTCTCTGTATATTGGTTCCCTTTCAACCCAGTTTCTAGGTATCCCCTTAACTTCTTTCCCTATTTTTGCTTTATCAATTTGGGCAGATTGAAGTTTTGTACACATTTTAATTCTATTCATAGTTATTTCATATTCTTTACTATCACTTTTAAACAAAGGCAATAAAGCATATGCACTTGTGCTTTTATTGGTAATTGAACCAATAATAGAACCAAATGCGAACAAATCTGCTGTAAATAAAGCTTCTGAAGTTAATTCTATTGGTTTAGGTTTAGGTGCTTCATATACAACTGGCAACTCATCAGAGTAAATTCCTTTGATAACTGTAATATCCGATGTGGTAGCCAAAATATCCATGTCAAAATCTGAACCTGCCCAGTGCATTGTTTCCATTCCATGCACATTGACTATAATTCCTGAAGTACAATATTTATACCAATCTTCCGTACAATATGTATCTACAAGATTAAGTTTTAAGTGTTCACTCCTAAATGTTAAAGGTGCTCTCATTGAATCAATTATTTCTACACCTTTTCTATTCCAATAGTTAGAATAGTATTCTTTCTTCTGTAACAATCCTGTAATTTCTTTTCCACAAACATGTTGCATTTGTGCAAAAGGATCACTGACGATGACTTGATAGTTTCCATCTAAAATAATGTCGCCCAAACACGCCCTTTTAATTTTCTTTTTAATAAGAGAATATATTTTGTTTTTAATATACTTATCTTTTATTAAATCATGATTAAATATTAAACTCTTTACCCAATAATTCTGTGGACTATTAATAAATTTAACCAATAACTCTTTAGTGATGTTTTCCCCTATTAAAAAAAGAAGTGTATAATAAATATTATCAGTGGTTACTCCATTAATCCAATCTATTGTTTTTTTACAAACTGTTTCTATATCTTTTTTATTCCAATTCAATGTTTGGTTGAACTGATAATTCATCGAAAGAATATCTTTTGTTTCTTTAGGAGTATATATTGATATACCCCATTGAAGATTATTATTGATACAATTTTCTTTATATACTTCAACACTATCAAATGAATCCCAAAGTTTAAATTGACTTTCAGAAACTATAACGTCTATATTCCTTAAGTCTGCCAATATGATATTTCCGTTTTTATCTTTATATATAGTTTTAATATTATAATTTTCGTCATTCTCTTTTTTACAAAAAGTTTGTATAGGAAATGTACAAAGCATTCCTTTCAAAAAGTTCTGACGAACACACCATTGAGCAGGAACATAATCTAATCCTAATTCTTTACTCCATGTCAATGCCATTTCATAACTAACAAGTCCTTGCCCATCAAACAAATTGAATTCTTGATTAATAGTCTTTTTTTCAATTTTATCATCTTCATCATATGGCGTTTCTGTTACAAAATTTACAGTTACTTCTCTAATTTTCTTTGCATCTGGAACTACGCAAAATCTAGGCGTACTTATTACTTTAGTTGCCGATCCTGCAAGTCCCCTATATGCATTAAATTTTGATGGGGCATGTAATTTTCCTTTATTCCTTCCATTGTCCAAAACGTCTTCTAATTTATTAATAATTGATTCATCACATAAAACTACAGTTGACACTCTAGATTGGGAAGCAGAGGAAGACAAACGAAAATATGTCTTCCCATTTAATTTCAGACCATTTTCAAATAAGTAATTATAATGTGCTTTATGCTCCATTACTACAGTTATATATTCTGGAATAAACATCATATTATAAATTAATTTCTTCAACTCAATTATTCTATCTGAATTTTCCTTAGATGATTTTTGTTTCTTTAATTTATCCCTCTCTGAATACCATTCTTCAATCTGTATTAAATCCACTTGTTTGTTTTGAATATCTCTGATGCTTCTCAGAATTTGATTGTCAGCAAGGGCTATTATCTCACCATTTTCCTGTGCTTCTTCAAATGTTAAGTCAAAATTGTATTCGTATTCTTTTAATCGAGAACTTTTAAATTTCATGGTATAGAATTGGCGATTAATCAATATTTACTCCTCCTTAAATTTCTGAAAAATTAATACCCAGTTCTTTAAATTCTTCTCTTACACTATACTTATAATTACGAACTTTATAATAAGGATATAGCATAGAACCACT